GGAATATGAAAGAAATTATTAAATTTATCGGCAGAATTTTCAAGTGGAAAACTCGCTGGGCATGGATGTTGGCGGGTTTGGTGGTAGGATTGAGTTCGTGCAACTGGTACAATGCCGCACATTCGGGAGTGATTATGAGTATCTTTTACGTGGTTTACTTTCGTGTCGAGTACAAGAAAGACCACAGTTGGTGGACAATGATATTAACTTTCTTGTGCTCCGTAGTAGGACAAGGAATTATTCAATTATTGACAGAGCAATGAAAAAGGAATATTTAAAACCAGCAATGATAACTCGTGAAACTGAATTAGATGCAGACTATGCGCAGTTCTATTCCTATCACGAGGGTTGTGCAACTCCACAGGTAAAGGCAGAGCCTTCACATACGGAGAAAGAGGATGAGTGGGGTAATATTTGGTAACACTAAAAAACAATGTAATATGAAATGGCTTGATAGTTTGAAGGCAGTTGACAGGAACAAGGTGGGTGCTATTGTCTTTTTTGTCTTGGGTCTCTTGATTAGCGGACTTGCTTGTATGCTTGCCGTATATCGTGAGTTGGCTCAGGAAAAGAAAAGCGGTGTATTGGAACGAGAGGATTTGAAGAACTATGTGAAATGGAGCGGAATTGGTGCTATTGTCCAGGCATTCATTCTGATGGTACTTTAATCATTATTATGTAGAAAAAAAATGGAAGGAAGAGAAGTAACATTGATTATAGTTGGTTGTCTGGTGGTGTTGTTCTATGTCATCGTCTTCGGACTGATTGGTGCTGATTTATGGAGCGGCGTTCGTAAGGCAAAGAAGCGAGGTGAAATGAGGACGAGCGAGGCATATCGCAGAACCATCGACAAGCTGAACAAGTATTACAACATGCTTATCGCATTGACCTTTGTGGATGCTGTCCAAATCGGGCTGATATTCTTTCTTTGGCATGAGTATCGCTATGATATTCCTATGGTTCCCTTGTTTACGCTTCTCGGTACGTTCTACATTTCCTTTGTGGAGGTGAAGAGTATTGTAGAGCCATCGAATGTTAAGGAGAAGAAGGCGCAAGAGGATTTCATCCGCATACTTAGAGAGATAGCAAAGAACCAGGACCTTAAAGACAGGGTGCTTTCAGTATTGGAAAACAAAGAAAACAAGGAGCATGATGAAACTGAGTGATAATTTCACGCTTGAGGAGCTGATAAAATCAGCTACAGCGCAAAGGTTAGGTATCGACAATACGCCCAGTGTTGTTGTCAAGAATAAACTTGCGACGTTATGCAGGAAAGTTCTCCAGCCACTACGTAACAAGTATAATAGAAGTATTGTCGTCACCTGTGGGTATCGTTGTCCGAGGTTGAACAAGGTTGTTGGTGGAGCTTCTACCAGTGACCATCTCTACGGTAATGCCGCCGACATTCGAAGCCAGAGCGATTCAAGAGCCGATAACAAGGCTCTGTTTGACCTGCTTGTGAAGATGATGAAGAACGGAGAGATAGGTGTCAAGCAGATTATCAACGAATACGACTATGACTGGATACATGTAAGCTACCAAGACGGTAGAACGGCAAAGAGGAATGAAGTTCTTGAAGCGTTCAGAAACAAAGAAGGCAAAACGATTTATCGGCGTTTGTCGGTTTGATAGAACGAAAACGGAACTTTCTTTTACCCGAAAGCAGAACTTTCGGGAACGGTAACTAAAAGCAAGATGTTATGAAGGATATAGCAAAGATGCAGCTCTGTGCGATTGGGGTGCTGGCTGTGATTGTGCTGGCTGTGATTTGTGTGCGCAGTTGTTATGAGCCGAGTGTTGTGTTCAAGGAGACGAGGGACACGGTGACGGTGAGTGACACGGTGACGGTGCATGACACCGTGAGGGTGCGCGAGCCCGTACCGACGGACAGTATGCAGGTAAGGACCGAAGTGGGGTATCTGAAGGTGTCGGCAGAACCGACACTTACTGAGAAAGACGACCATCTTATTGACGCCAATAAGATGATGGACAGTGTTCAGGTGGAGATACCGATTGAGCAGACAATCTATGAGGATAGTCTATATAGGGCTTGGGTCAGTGGCTATCATGCAAAGCTGGACTCCATTGAACTGAGGATGCGAACGACGATCATTACCAACACACAGACAATTACTATCAAGAAATATCCGCGTTGGGGTGTTGGTGTGATGGGTGGTGTTGGTCTTGGAATGAAGAACAAAAACGCCGAGCCGTTTGTTGGGGTAGGCGTGTACTATAGATTATTTTAGTTAAAAGTTAGTTAGTTTTTGAATTACGTTGGACGGTTTCTTGTCGTGAGGCAAGGACCGTTTTTTTTGTAGTGGATGGGGTCAATTAAACATAAGATTTGTTGTGAAATCCATCTGGGAGGATGGGGTTCATGGGATTGATGGGGTTGTTGGGGCTGGTGGAATAGATGATTTTGTTGTAGATTTCCGCTGTGCGGAATTCAAGACAGCATCCTTGGGATGTCACCCAACCATCGTCGAGCAGGATGGCGTCGGACTCCATGACGGCTTGGATACATCTTCCCATTGCTTCCGCTTCGGTGTAGGTTCCGAGTGGGTTCAGGTCGAAGGAGGAAACGATGTCGTAGCATTCCTGGTAGATGGATGGCAGTTGTTCCTTGATTTCTTCCACACGTTTCCGAGCTGTCTCGTACTTCTCTTGGAAGGTAGCTTCCGAACGTGCGTTGATGGGTGTGGAGATATAGAGTTTCATTGTTCTTTGTTTTGGTTTTTGACGATGGAGAGGTCGATGCCGCTGTCGTTGAAATACTCGAATGCCTTCTTAAAGAGTTTTTGGCAGCGGCGTGGAGGGGTGGTCATGTATCTGTGCATTTCGTTGAAGAGTGTGCAGGGCAATGGTCCTTTGGCTGGGGTCATGTGTGTGGAGTAGTCGAAGAGGAACGGGCATTGTCCGCAGCACGCAGGTTGTTCATATATTTTTCTTCCGTCGATGATTACCATGTGAAGTTGTGTATTAAAACTGGGGGGGGGTAGTCCGAGGCTGCTACCCCTTCCCAGCTGCCAAACACCACGGGGACGTATGTGTCTGTGATTTTTAGGGTTTGAAGGGATTTCTGAAATGGAGGGGAATCCTGTTTAGTACCATTATCCCCTCTGCGGGCTGTGGTAAGCCTGAGAGATATGTTGTTTGCTCAATGGCAAGGGTTATGCGAGGCGTTCGTTCCTATCTTCGCAGACAAGTCCGAACTGAATTATGAAGAAATCTATAATGCTTTCTTATGGGGTTGATGAGTAGGCTCTCGGCAGAACCGAGAGGTACGGAGAAAGCCGATGGATTCATCAATGCTTATGCTGTGGATTCTCTGCTTCGCATTCTATTTGTCGGATGCGTTCTTCGCAGATGTGGATGATTTTCTCGTAGTCGAGTCGTCGGCTGTCCCCTTGTTTGGTACGGAGGATGCGCTTCACGATGTCGGCATCCCACGGGTTCAAGTTGTATTCTTGCCAGATGCTCCACGGTTGGATGATGTGGCGCGAATAGTCGCTTTTGCCTCGGTTGTAGGAACGGACAGATGTGTCGAGCACACCCAAACGTCTCAGTGCCTGGTAGGTTTCCTCGTCGAGTTGACGGCTATTCACTGGTTTGTTGTCAGGTGGTGTGTTCGGGACTGTGGAATGTTTAACCAAGTCTGCTTCTTGCTCACAGAGTGTGAAAGCAAAGCCGTCTTCGCATTCCACTATATAGACGTTATTGTTGTTTCCATCATAGAATCGGAAAATAACCTGCAGGTTGTCGTTGTACTCTTTGTTTAGGTCAGAAGAAACAAAACTACTAATGTTGTTTATTTTGAGTATATCCCCGATATTGTATTTGAATGTGGGGCGGGAAATGAGGGTGTCTTGGGTTGTTTGGGTGTTTGGTGAGGACATTTGTTGATGGGTTTATGGGGTTGATGAAACCCGAAACAAAATTTCGGGGAACGGTGGAGAGGGAGGACCGAAAGCGGAACTTGGTTCGGAAAAACTGAAAAACCGATGGGTGGGTTGGAACCACCATCAGGGGATGAGCCTCGCATTCGTTATGCTACATCGGTTGATTTGCAATTTTAAATATTTCCCAATTTATTCCCTTTTTTGATGAAAGGAGGTTGATGATTCATCGGCTATTATGTTTTTGGTGGACTCGATTCATTTTGTTGAAATGTTTTCATTGGTTGACTGAAGTGTGGGTAGTGACAGATGATTGCCATCTCCTTTTGGTTGCTTGGATTTGATTCGTCGGCTCCTCCAAAGCAGGGGCATTTGATGCAGTTCATGTCGCCGATTTTGACGTGCATGACGGTGCCGACTGGAAAGTTAACGCTGGAACCGTGCGGACAGCTTCGGCGGATGCTGTCTAAGTCAAAGCATTTCTCTGTTGCCATATTTTGTTTTGAAATCGATGATTACTTTTTTCAATAGTTCTTTTCTTGCGGACTCGCAGAGCGGTAGTAGGTCCTGAGCGAAGTTGCACACTGCCAACTCACAAGCCTTCTCTGCATTCTCTTTTGAAATCATGGGAACGGCTTCGCATTGGTTATTCTGCTCTTTGTAATCAGCTGCAATGATATGTCGCTGTATGTATTCCTGGTAGGTCATTCTTTAAAGAGTGTTTGGAGACAGGAGTTTTTTGGTGAGGGAGGTGCGGAAGTCATTGACGAATCGCTCATAGTCGAAGTCTGGCTTCTCTTTGTTCGCGTTGAAATACACGTCTATCTCGATGCTTTCGAGGTAGTCACAGGCAGCGTCCAGCATGTCCTTCTTGCCGTCCTCCTCTCCTCGGATGAAAGTAGAGCGGATTATTTTACTTGTTAAGTCTTTGTTGGTCTTCTCTTTTTTGCTCATGGTTATAGAATCGGGAAGTTCCTTCTCGATTCTTGCTTGCAGGTCGTCGATGTATTTGGTTACTTCCTCGTCTTTTTCAAAATGGATTTTGAATATTCCTGGTGAGTTGGTGAAAATCGCCAATTCTTTAGGTTTGTCCATGTCGGATGATACTGCTACGATGCTATCAAGTCTGATAAGCATGTTGCCATTGCGGTGGATTCGTGCCATTGTCTTAATCTGGGATTTATAATTTTATCAGGGATTTAAAGGATTTGGAAGGAATGATTTTGAATGAAAAAGTAAAAAGTAAAAATTCCTCACTAAAAACAACTCCTTTCCTCCGTAGAGGTTATTTATTTTGTTTCGTATTCATCGTGTATTCACCAATTCTTTGCATGAAGGTATCGAAATCCCAGTCTTCAGGACTCATGCCGCCGAACTTTGCATACATCTGCTCCTGCCAGTTTCGTCTCATATAACCTGTGATGTCCTCTTTTACAAATTCCATAGGAATGTTATTTAACTTTCTTGTCAATGGTTTTGTATAGAGTTTGCTCTTAAACTTAGGCACAACGCTATCTTGAGTGGGCCTAATGGTAACGAAATGGTCCTCAAAGCATTCTGTATCACATCCTCGTTCATCTTTCCAATCGTGGTGCTCGCAGTAAGAGCGGTCGTAGAAATATGCTATTCGTACATTTACCATACGGTACAAATCATCATCGTCTTCTAACAGTGGTTCCTCTGTTGGTAATGCGACCTTATAGCGTTTGTAGCGGATGAGATAACCACGAGCAGGCTGAGGATGTATGGCAGGTTTATATTCCTTAGTAAATACCTGCTCTTCGAGGTAGTAAACTTCATCAGGAACAAATGTTAATCCATTTACCCTTGCAGTTCTTATACATTTACATTTTATTAAATCCATAACACGTTCTATCTATAGTTTAAATTGTTTAATTTCCACTCAAAGCCCTTATCACTTTTTAAAACAGAGTCGAAAACACTCATACCATTTATCCAATGCTTTTTTCATGTTTTAATAATTTCTCAAACTCTTGTAGAGATTTTTCTATTTGTTCAAGATTATACTCTAACTCTTCATTTTCAGGACAATCTACAAGAACGCCATACAGCACAGTCCCAATATAATTGAATATCTCTATAACAGTGCTATCATGCACATAAGGAATGTATGGCTGAAAATCAGCAACCAATTCTCGCAATCTGTTCAAATTATTTCTTTGTCTTTTAGTCATGATTCCTTGTCTTTTAGTATTGCTTCGAAAAGCACCTTGTCTCCTTCGCCTGTTATAATGAGCGTGTCTGTATGGTTAGCTTCGCAGAAGTTGCGCACTGTTCCAATGCTGCTATTGTCTTAATCTGGGATTTAATTTTATCAGGGATTTAAAGGATTTGGAAGGATTGTTTTGTTCTCTCCAAGTAGTCTTTGATGTCAGGAATTTCGATGTCGAGCCAGAATAGGACGTTGGGGATATTCCATTGTCCTCTTCCGTATCGTGTAGGGGTGATTATTTCATCTATGCCTGAAGCAATAGTCCTCCCCTTAAATGATTCTTGTGGACGATGAGCGTATGCTAATGTCCCGTCAGACGTAAGAACTATCACTTCTCTGTTTATCTTGGGTAGTTCGTCGTCTGCAATCTTCCACCACATCGATGAGTCGATCAGTTGTTCCATGTCGTAAGCTCCGCTTATATAAGCATCCTTCACATCTTGTAATGAAAGCGGTTTAAAGGAGAGTGCCATCGCCCTTCCAGTCATATAATTACTGGCTCCATTCATTATTCTTGCCTTTCGTTCTTTCTCTGTCATAGTCCTCTATTCGTTGGTTGATTGTTCGGATGTTTGATGTTATCTTTATCAAGAGAATCTCCTTTTACGATTCAGAACTCCATACCAATACTCATCACCGATACTATTGAGGATTGTTTTCTGAAGTTCGTTAGCCTCTTGACAACTCTTCTCTGTCAGAATACTTTCCAGAGGTGTGTTGTGCATCCTATCTTCAATATTAATGCCGACTTCCTCTATTTTGTTTTCGTGGTTCAGCTTTATGTAAACTGTACCAAGTTTCTTGTCTTCATGCTTGCGAAACACAAAAGTGTCCGATAACCACATTGGGTTAGGTACTGCATAAATCTTTTCGTTCATAGTTTTTTTGATATTAAACGAGGGCTACAGGAGTTGCACCTGTGTCTGGCAGATTATACTGTTAGCGGACTGTCACGCACAGCCCCCGTATGGCTCTTTATAAAATTATTTCTTTTTCAATCCTCTGTATGGAGGTTACTTTGTGTGAAGATGCTCCAGTTCTTGCTGACGGCGTGAGGGTAGTCGTCGAGAATTTTGTGTAGTTCTTTGTCGGAGAAACGGCGATGGGTTGGTGTACCTCCGATGAAGTCACGGACTGATTGCTTCCAATAGACCGTTGCTTTGTCTTTTGTCGCTACCATCACGTCCTGAATAAAGGAAAGGCATTCTGATACGTCGTACTTGTCACGACATACTTTTGTGTTCTTGGTCATCAAACCAATTTTGAAATGCTCACACCCTGCATCGAGTGCTTGCTGGATCATACGGAAGGAGGATGGGAAGTCGATGATGGGTTCTATTGACGCCCAAACGTGAAAGTATGTAGCACGGCGCAATGCACGCATCGTAGCTATCCTTGCGCGATTGTCGTGTGCATTGGGTTCCAGCTCGTCGTGTCCTGT